AGATCGACCCTGTACTTAAACACGGGCCATAAGGGATCTGTCTGGCACTGCTGCACAACGTGCGCAGCCTCACTAGGGAGGAGCCGATCAGTCACACTCTTAAAGGAATAGGTCTTATTCGACCACTGCATATCCGCAGGTACAAACGGTACTATCCCATTTACCAACCTCTTCCGACTCAGCTTGATGCTGACTGTACTGTTAATAGAAGAGACATTCGTCTCCTTAGCAGGCTTCAGGAACGCACACGGTGCGTCCTCGGGGGCCTTATTAGGCTCGTAACCACAGCTAGGTCGCTGTGTAGTTACTGGGAGGTTGATCCGACGCAGGAAGGACCCTGCTAACCACTTCTGTGTATCTGTGACTTTGAACTTCCAGTCACAAGGCGCCACTACGCCCATACCGCCTACAGAACTAGGCAAGAACACGTTCCTCGTTACGAGGCTGAGTTTCCCACTGTTACGTACAGCCAGGATACACTCACGTTGAAGCACTTTCGGATCATGGTACTCAAAGAACTGAGTAAGAAGTTGACTCTGTCTCCCAGGTAAGGAGCCAGCCAACAGGATGTTGAGGTTACACACAAGGCCTCGAGAAGGGTTAGGATCTAAACCCATGGAGTACATTCTCCTACGAAGAGTTGCTTCTTCAGCAACAGAGCAGAACAGATCTGTTTCTACCTCTTCGATCTCGGAACCACCCTGCACCTTATGCTGTCCATAGAAGAGACCAGCATTCAGATAAGGAATCTGATAGGGAGTATTCGTACGTCCCTCGGTGTAGCGAGCTGCAAGATCTAACTGCACACTCGTCGAGTTTACGTTAGCGTAACTCTTATGGTGGTAAGCCTTACCAACGCTCATCTTGAGCCCTACCTTTCCACTCACCTCCGCATGCTCCTTCCACAGGAAAGCAGGCGCGGCATAGAGCATGTCGTCTCCGTTAATCAAAACGTGTCTGAGACGCTCTTCGTCTGTCCAGTCCCTCTGAAAGGGTTGGGACACCTTGAGATAGACTCCAAGGTTCGCTAGACAAAGAATTGGAAAAGATAGTATGGAGCCCATGAGCTGTCCATTTCTCATAATCCCCTTGAACACCTTAGTGTTCTTCAACCCTTCCTTTTCAGGATAGAACAGGTTGTGGGGCCCGAGGACTCGCATGGCGAGGTCGTACTCCTCCGAAGGGAGGTTACCAATCAGGTACCGGAAAATAGCACCGGAGTACTTCCAAGACAGGCCATCGGTCGCAGCAGAATAATCTACGGAGAACCATTCGTAGTCAGACTGCGCCTTCTCGGCGAGATCAAGGACATCACAGGGAGAGAAAGACCTCCCTATGAGTCGGAAGCAATCGCGTCTGCGCATTGCTGTATGTAGAGCCTTCTGTAGCGGAGCCATCGTGTAATAAGGAAGAGCTTCTCCTTTACTTATCACCCGGACCTTCATAGGTTCCAGAACTGCCTGGATCGTGCAGTTGATCGGTCGCTTAAAAGCATCCCATTTGGATTTTAGGTTTCGT